GACGTCCGTGTGATAGATGCGGTTGTCGTCTGGCGTGCTGACGAAGGCGGGCAATCGTGCGGTCATGAGCGCACCTCCGCGAGGGTGACGTGCTCGGCCTCGCCGTAGCACAGACTCTCGCCGTGCCCGGTTTCGGTGTCCGTCACGACGAGGTGTAAGTACCAGCGAAAATGAGCGGGCGGGTCCACGCGGTCCACACGCCACACGCGGGACCCGTAGCGGATCAGGTCGCCGGGCCGGATGGCGTCAGCGCGTTTGGTGATGGGGGTGGGGGTGGTATTGGTCATGATAAAAACCTTTCTAGCTTGCCAGTTGGTCAAGGGTGAACGGGTGCGGCGGTAGCACGTCCGGCAGGGCCAGGGCTACGGCTTCGCCCAGCGGTGTGAGTTCGTAGTGCGGGTCAAGACGGCGGATCGTCGTTTTTTGCACGTAGCTGATACGCGCATACCGGACGAGCGCACCCGTCCGCACCAACCGATGCACGGCGCGGCTGTTGACCTTGCCGTGCGGGACCGGGCGCGGGTGGGCGGCGAGTAGTTGACGCAGGACACACGCCGATTCGGGGGTGAGGGTGACAGTCATGCTACGACCTCCACCGCGACGGTGATCGCGTCGGGGTCCACGCAGAGCGCGTGGGCGATATAGGCGCGTAGGCCGCGCCGGTGGTGCTGTAGGCCGCGTGGTCCGGTGACCGTCCAATGGTTGCCGTCATGCGTGATGGCTGCGCGGTTCAGCAGGTGCGCCTCGCTACGTAGCATTTGCGCGAGGTAGGTCCGCACGGTGCGGGTGGCGTCGTCGGTGTCCGGCGGGGGCGGGGGCGCGGTAGGTTCCGGGGCGATGACGGGGCCGGAGGGTGGGACAGTCTTTTCCGAAATGGAAACACCTGCCACATCGTCGCGACCTGGAACCGGGATGCGGCTCTTGGCCGGGGGCTTGGGTTTGGTGCGGGGAGCCTCCACTGGAGCGTTACGGACAGCCTGGGCAAAGTACCCCCCGCGTGATGTTTTGGCCTCATCCGCCTTTTGTGCAATGTACTTCACCGTTTTCGGTGGCAATTCTGCGGCAATGGCAATCACCTCCTCATCACGGACATAGCGCCGGGCGATGCGGGTTTGTTCGTTGTCCGGGGTGGTGGGTTCTGTAACAGACTTTCCCCTATCCTCAACAATAGAAATATCTTCTTTTTCTTCTTCTAGATTGGTGGCGCTTTGCGCCTGTCGGGGGGCGGTTTTCACCACGCGAAAGATACTTTTCACCTGCTGGCTGTCGGATTGCGGGAACCGTGTAACCTCGGTGATGTGCTGGCGTGGCGGTAGGCGGTAGGCGTAAACGGTGCTGCCGATCTGTTCGCGCAGGATCAACCCGGCGTCAACGAGTGCCTTCGTGTGTTTTTTCACGGCGGTTTCCCCCATCCCGCCTGCCAGGTCGCCAACTTCGTTATGCGAGAGCCAGTCCTTGCCGCCGTCGGTGAGGTGACGGTGCAAACAGGTGTACAGCCAGCCAATGGCGTAACCACTGCGCCCCGACGAGCGCACAAGGCGCTGGATGCCGTCGTGGTCGGGTTGGTGCGTGCGGTTGGTGATGTGACGGTCCACCCCCGGTGCGGGGGTGGTGTGTGGCTGTTGGTGATTGAGTACCATCGGGTTACTCCGTGTTCGTCAGGGTGTTCAATTTGGTGCGGGCCGCGCTGATGGCGGCCTCTTCGGATTTGTAGTTAAAGCGACTGGTGTGCGTGCGGGTGTAGCGCCCGCGCTCGTCGGCGATGTACAGCTTGTAGTTGTAGCGACGGCCCAGCCGGGCGATGGTGACGGTGTGGCTACCAATCGAGCGCCAGCCAACGGGCAGCGGGTGGGCGTCGGTGTCGTTGTGTGGCATGGCGGGTTGGACCTCCTCCAGGCGGTGGACGTTGAGACGGACGGGCACACGGGGCCAGGATTGGGCGCTCATGCGTCGGGGTCCTGGTGGCCGTGCGCTAGGTTGATGAGTGTGTTGAGGTTTTTCAGGTCGTCCATGACGGCAAAGCGCAGCGCGGCGAAGGCCTCAAGGTCCTCGCCATAGGTGCGATCTGACACCCGCCCCATGAGCCACTGCTGTAACGTGTGAGCCATGTCACGGTTTTTGGTGGCGACGGCGAAGGCATGGAGGCGCACAACGACGGCACGGTCTGCGACCGTGAGGGCGACAGCGGGTTCGTCATCCGGTTGAGACTGAGCCTCAAACTCGTCGTCGGTCATCTCAGTGGTGTCGTCGCCCTGGGCGGGTGGCTCCGGCCAAGACTGGTCGTGGTCGATGGCGGCGATGTCCTGGACGGCAATCAGGACCTCGTTACCGTCCGCATAAACGGCTTTGAAGGTGCTGCCGTTGAACAGGCGCTTGACGATCTTGACGCGGTTGCCGTTGGTTAGCGTGACGACGGTGCCGACCCGGACGCGATTACGCAGGATGTCAGTGGCGCTGCCGGACGCGCTAGAAACGTCCTTATCCGGCGTGGGGGCGGGGTCGCGGAGGTTCGCCTCGTTGACGTGGGAGAGGACGTTGCCGTTGTCGAGTTCGACACTGACGGCGTTATGGGCCACGACGCGGGTGATCGTGCCCTGTCCGTGTGAGACGACGGTGCAGCGATCACCGACGGTCCAGCCGAGTTTGGTAACGGTGGGGCGTTGCTGGGGTAGGCTGACGGTGAGGCCGCTTGCGTCCCGCTTTAGGATGAGATCATTAACCGTAAGGTCGCTGACACTGCCCATGATCGTGTCGTGGATGGCGTACACGTCGTTAAACCATAGTTCGCCGATGTTGTCCCACAAGCCCGCGTTGATAAGTTTCTGGGCAACCATGATGCCGCGATGCTCTGCGCCGTCGTCGATGCGCCCGGTTTTCATCTTCATGCGATAGCCCATTGGTGGGGGCGGCTCGTCCGGGGCGAGGGTGAGTTCCTCCGGGGGACGACGGGCGGGAATCATGCTGTCGAAGATCACGCCGACGCGCTTGTCGTTGCCCAGGGGGTGCGTGATGGTGCCGAGTTCGTCGCGTTCGTTGCGGACGCGATCGCCGCGCTGGAATGTGTGGGTATATTGCGGGTTATCCCCATCTGGGGCGGGGGTGGGGTCGCTCTGGGGCGCGTCGGATACCGTTACTGCCGTAACGGTATCGGCCTCACGCATGTCCTTCACGGCGGCCTCAACACGGGCGGCAAGCTGGGCCTGCGGCAGGTCCTCATGCTGCTGCCACCACTCGTCATCGAGGGCGGCGGCGTCACGGATGAAGTATTCTGCCCAATCGTAGGCGTCCGCCAGCCGCCAAAGGGTGTCGTCAATCCGCAGCAGGGCGCGGTAGTGGCGCAGGCGTGCGGTAGACGCGGCGGCCATTGCACGGGCAATGCGCTCGCCCTCGCCGCGTGGGACGCGCCATTTGTTGCCGTCGGCAACCTGGGCGTAGTAGGGGCGGTCTGAGCCGTCCGGGGTCAACATCTCGTGGTAGGGGAGAAACTCCGCACCCTGGGCGCGATAGAGGTCCATCATCAGCAGGGCAAACGTGCGGGCGTCCTCAATGTCGTTGTGGTCGTCGCGGTTGTTGTTCTCCTCCGCCTGTTGCCAGACGTTATGAACGGGGATGGTCTGGGCGGGAATCGCGGCGTAATCCTCACCGAATACCGTGCGAAGCAACCAGAAGGCCATGAGGCGACGATGTCCGGTGATGACACGCAGGCGGTCATCCTCCTGCTTGGTGATGGTGATAGCGTTAATCAGGCCAACGTCCGGGTCTGCAATGGACCCGGCGAGGCGGATAATGCCGAGATACCAGCGGACGACGGGATCACGCGCTAGGGTGTCCTGGCGCACGTCGTCATCATCAATGCGGATGCCGTTGGCCTCCGGCTGACGGATGAGCTTCACGGGGTCCAGGGGGTAGGCAAGGCGCTGGGTGGCCTCCACGCGGGCACGCTTGAGCAGGTCCGGGATACCCGCCGGGGAGCCGTCCCACCCCGCCATGATGATGACGGGGGCAAACTTGCGGGGCTGCTCCAGGTCCGGGTGGATCGCGTCCAGGGGGGTCGCGTAGGACTTGATGCTGGTCTGGACGGGGGCCGGACTGTCGTCAATGGGGCCGTCACTGTACATGAGGCTTGACGCGGGGCGCTGGCGCTTGTCGCTGTAGCCGTTGCTTTTGCGGGCCATGATTAACGACCCTCCCGGCGCTGCTGGGCGGCAGTGTCGATCAGCCACGCCTTCACGATGTCCACGAGATGCCACAGTTGGCCCGCGACCTTGTGGCGGTTGTTGTAAGCGAACATGGTCATGGCTTCGGCGGATGCCTCGGCGACGGCGATACTGTTGCGGATGGGCCGCAATACCATGTCGCCGTAGTCCTCGCGCAGGCGCTCTAAGCCGTACTCGTGTTCTTTCACGCCGTCGCGGACCATGTTGGGTACGATACCGATGATGTCCAGCGGGTCGCCATGTTTGGCGCGGTGCTGCTGGTAGCGTTGGAGGCCGGACATGCTGGCGTCGGTGCCGTTGAGGTCGAGCATTTGACAGAGCGTGGGCAGGATGACGGCGTTGGAGTTGGTGACAATCCACTGGTTAAAGTCGGACGGGGTAGGGGAGAGGTCGAAAATCACCACGTCTACCGCGCCGCTATGCTCCAACTCTTCCAACTTATCCGAAATGATGGTCGCGCCGCTGATGTAGTCGCCGTGTTGCTGGCGGATGGCCTGCGGGATGCCGTAGCCTTCGAGGTCGTTGGTGACGACGCCCAGGGAGCCGCGATTCTGGCCCTCTGGGGCGTATGAGGCGGGCGGGATGGGGGTGATGGTCTGCGACCAGGGCGCGTCGTTGACGAGCAGGTCAAACAGACTGCGCCCGGCGGGGGCGGCGAGACTGGCCCCGGCGTGGGCCTGGGGGTCGGCGTCGATGATGACGACACGAGCGCCGAGAGTGGCGAGGCCGCCGCCGATGTGGACGGCGAGGGTGGTCTTGCCGATGCCGCCTTTGTTGTTGATGATGGTGATGGTTTTCATTTTGGGTGATGCTCCTTAATAGCTGTATGGTTTATGATGGTGGTGAACTCCGCGAGGCTCCCTCCGGTGTTCGGGCGGGGCGGTCTCGTAATGGTGGCCGCCCCGTTTTGCGTTTAGAACAGTAGGTCGTCCTCGCCTCGCTGGCGCACCTTCCATTGGCGAAGCGCCATATCCAGCAGGCCGCGCCACAACTGATTTGCGCCGTTGCGCTGGGCGTGGGTCATGCCGGATTCGACTTCGAGGTTAATCATGTCGAGGATGAGGTTCAGGCGCTGCGTGAACGCGGCCCACGCCTTCTCGCGTGCTTCGATGTACTTGCGGGCTTTGGCTGCGTCCGCTTGTGCCTGCTCGACGACTTGGGCGTTGGACTCAGCGATGTGGTCCAGGGTGGCGACGGCCATTCCTGCCAGATGGTGTGGCTCAAAGAAGCGCGTCCACTCGTCGTGCTGGGCCTCCGGCAGGCAGATAAACAACTGCTCGCGGGTTTCTTCAATGGCGTTGTGGAGGGTCTTGGCTTTGGCGCGGGCCTCGTCGCGGGCGTCAATCTCAGCTTTCAGACGGTCAATGACGGCGTGTGCCAGGTCCTCATCGGAGAGCATGTCCAACTCGTCGCGCTGGTCCGTGCCGTAGCTGTCCAGCAAGATTTGCCGGACACTGCCGCCCCCGAACGGTGGGGTGGTCGGCACGGTGAGCGTCGTGCCGGGGATGATGCGCTCGCCGTCACGGATGTCGATCTTCTTCGTCATGGTGGTGGTTCCTCCTAATAGGTGGTGATAAGTTGGTTTCTAGGTGGCTGGCGGCGGTTCCGGCAGGTCGTCGGTGTTGATCGGCGGCGGTCCGTCGTCGTCCGTGTCCAGGCTGCCTAGGCGGTCCCGTAGTTGAGCGACGGTTTCGCCGGGTTGCTGGGCTTTGTCGATGCCGGACAAGATGCGGTCCAGGATGGGGCGCTCGTCGTCCGGCGGGGTGAGGGGCGGGGCGGGGCTGTCAATGCTGACGAGCTTGTTCCACTGGCCGTCTTGAGTGACGGTTACAACGGCGTGAGGCGCAAGGTAGGCATCGGCGGCTTTTTCCAGGTAATCCGCCCAGTCTGGCGTGAGAAGTTCAAAGTTGCTGTTGCTGCTGTCCGGGCCGAACACGTTGACCTGTTCGCCGCGTGCGGTTTTCATCCGCCACATGCGCGAGCCGCTGCGGGTGCTGGTGCGTTCGATCTGCGCGATGATGAGTTGACGGGTGGGTTGTGCCGGGTTGAGCTTGGCAAGTAGCTCATCGCGTAGAACGATGCGGGTATCGTTGTTCGAGTGGCGGGCAATGTAGATCGTGAGGCGGTCCTCGTTGCTCGTCGGCTCAATGGCGATGATGTGCTCCGGGCGGACAGCGAACCAGTGCGCGGTGCGGCTTGAGATTTCGCTCATATCCTGGCTGAGTACGTCAGTCAGAATGATGAAGCCGGGGAAAAGGTTGGTTTGCATGGTGGTTAGTCGCCTCCTGCGGCTGCTTTGTCTAGGAAGTACTGCATGAGGTCGCTGGTTTGTTCTGCCATCGCCTCGTATTGGTCGGCGTCGTAGGCGTGGTCATCACCGTTGAAGAGCCAGTCGATCAGCTCGCCCCGGCTGGCGATCCCAGCGTATTGGAGCATCCGCCAGGCGGCGTCAAATTCGACCTCGGATGCCCAGGCTTCCGTATCTTGGATAAGCGTGGAGATGTGGTCGCCGACGCCCCCGGCTTCCTCTAACGTATCGCCTGTGCGGATGGCCTCAACGATGGTGTCGCGCTCCTGGGCGAATTGCTGGGCGAGAGTGAGCAGATCACGGGCGATGCTGTTGTTGTAGATCGCTTGCTGGGCGAGGCTCTGGGCAGAGGCTTCGATGTTGACCGCGTGGCGGTTGGCCTGGGCGATCTGCTGCGCGGCCTCCGGGTGGGTCGCTTCGAGGGCGGCGTAGAGGGCCTCGTGGAGGGTGACAAGTTGGGTCATCTCACCACTGATGCGCTGGCGCGAAAGCGCGGTGCGTTCGGTGCTGTCGGCCTCGATGATGGGGAGGCGCTCGTCGGTGGTGGTTGGGTGGTCGGTCATGGTTAGCTCCCGGTCATGGCGCGATCAAAGGCGCGTTGCTGGATGCCCGGTATGGCGTCGTGTAGGCGTTGCATGGCGCTGGGCATCTGCAAGATTTCGCCCGCTGATGCCTCGTGGGTGCCGGGGCGGGGGTGGCGGTAGAGGTCGGGGTCTGTCGGGGTGATGGTGATCTCGCCACCGCGCCAGGCGCTGCCGGTGGCGATGGTGCGAACCCCCCGACGGCGGGCGGCGATGATCTGATCGACAGACGGGCCGCCGTGTGCGTCGGTGCGATTCGGCGTGGCGTTGGCGGCGGCGCGCTCTAGGCGGGCGAGGGCTTCATCCACCGGGGGCAGGGCGGGAACGCGGGGGCCTGCCGGGATGGGGTTGCCGGGGCGGTCCGTGCGGATGGGGGAGCCGTCTGCCCAACGGGGGCGGCCCCACGTTTCGCGGTAGGCGCGTTCGCGGGTGGTGACGGAGATCTCGCGGTTGAGTGCGAGTCGGTTGGTGATACGCATGGTAATTCTCCTAACTGGCTAGTGCGGTGCGAACCGCGTGTTCAATTTCGAGTTCTTGCATCACGCTGATGGGGCGGTTGGTGTTAAAACCCAAGCGTGCCAGTTCCTGCTTCAACCTGCGAACCTCGCGGCCAAGCTCGTTGTTTTCGTCTACTAGGTCGTCGTTGCGATCCTCGACCTCATCAAGATCGTCTAATGCGACGTTGTATACCTTGCTGAGGCGTTGGTAGTTCTTGTCCAGTTGTGCAAGTCGCTGGCGCTCGCGGTAGGCGTCTTGCGCCGCGAGGACCTGGATATGGTGCATGGTATTGTCCTTTCTAGGTTGTTGGGCGAATGGCCTCGACGGTCTGCGCGAGCATTAAGGCGGTGTGCCTGTCGCGGTCTCTGACATCCGTTGAGGTTGGGGGGGCAGTTGTCACGGGGTGCCAGCCCATTTGACAGCTACGGCTTTCGCCCTCGCTGTGACCCCACTGCCGGGGATTGCACCGACTACCCGCCTGGTCGCGGGTGGGGTGGCAGTGATACGCGATGCCAGCGCGGCGGTTTCACGGCAACCGCAAACGGCTTTAAGAAAGTGTCGCTCTCATTGACCCTGGGTCCGGCTGGGCTTTGCCGGGCATATTCAGTTTAGATTTTGAGGTCGTCAGGACATGCTTAGACGAGCCTGACCCCACGGCGGGATTTGCACCCGGCGGACAGGGCAGGCCCTGTCCCTACTGAGGTGGGGTGGTTGCGATTAACGGGGTGCGGTGGTAACTTGTATGTATAAGCGCCTGAGAAACGCCTGAATCACAATACTGTTACGCTCCTATAGCGCACCCCGCGTTATGCTTGACCGTTTACGTGTTTAGGAGCTAACACCATGCCACGCAATGTAAATCGCACATTGGGGATGGCGGTTGAATCATTTCTCGCGGGATACCGCAAGACGACCGCTACAACCTACGCGCAAGACCTGCGCCCGATGGTCGCCTGGTTGGGGCCGGAGCGCCCGCTACAGATTGTTGAAAATGGGGAACGGGTAGACTATTTCGAGCCGCCCGACTTGGTGGAGTATGTGAATCTCGCGCTAGTGCAGCGTGATCCGCCGTATGCCCCGGCCACGATTGAGAAGCACAAGAAAACCTTACGAACGTTCTGGAACTGGTGCGCCAAACATGGCTACGTCAACCAGTCGCCGTTTGCCGTGCCGTCGAAAAAGCTGGCGCGGGGGGTGGACCCGGACAAGATCATGCCGGATGCCAAGCTCGACACGCTGTTGACGTATGCACGCTGGGAGCCGCGCCGTTATGCGCTGGTGACGTTCCTGGCGGACACGGGTTGTCGCCGGGGTGGGGCAGCCGGGTTAACGATAGACCGGCTTGACCTGGGTAAGCGACGGGCAACGGTCGAAGAAAAGGGCGAGGTGTCGTATACCGTGTATTTCGGTGACGTGACGGCGCGGGCATTGCGCGATTGGTTGTCTCGCCGGGGGGCCGTTGGGAGTACGGTGTTTAGCCGGGACGGTGAACCGATGACGGCATCCGCGCTCGCGCAGTATTTCCGGCGCTCGTGCATTGCTGCCGGGATTGGCTCATGGGGGCCACACTCACTACGTCACCGCAAGGGCGACCAGTTACAGCGGTCCGGGGTTGATCCGCGCACGGCAGCGCGGGTGCTGGGCCACACGAACTACATGACGACGCTTGACTACTACTATCACGAAGATGATGAGCGGGTCGAAGCGGCCAGTCGTGCGGCGGCGATTCCGTTGTCAGATGACGCCAAATTGCGTCGATTCAGCGGGTGAACATCACGTCACGTTTAGGATTCGTATCCTGAGACTATACGGTGAGGTCGTGGGTTCAAATCCCGCCGCCCCGACATAAAAACTCCATCCTGACCCCACTTTGTAAACGGCAAAGGTAGGGAAAACGACAGAGCGCACACTGCAATCTGTCGGGGGTGGAATCGCAGTGATGCATCTGGTGGGGAACGGCGCGTTAGCTTGCGGAGTTCCCATCATTCATTTGTTAAGCTGCCACTACGTAGAGCGGCACGGCACCTAACCGTGTCACCCCACCCCACTGACGATGGTTGCTATGCCGTCGCCGCCAGTGGGGTTTTCTTTTGCCCCGATTCGTCGGGTTCCTCAACTTCGATCACTTTAACGATGTGACTGTCTTTCCAATCCACCCCGAACAATTCCGCCATGTGAATGACGGCAAGGCGGAGCGTCTTAGAGACAATCTCCTCTTCCATGTATTTCCGGGCTGTGTTCTCAGAGATGTTAAGTTTCTGGGCGACAGCATACGGTGACAGGGAACCATCGTGCGCGGTGTGAAGCCTGATTACAAATCGTTTTTCCTTCATGAGCACTTCCTGTCTGTTACGTTGCCCAATATGTACATCAAATACTTGCATCCGTCAAGTAATTGCGTTACAATTGCATCAAGAACTTGAGATAGAGAGGTTATCACCATGATGCAGTTGAGTATGTTTGACGACAATCACAAGACGGTTCGCCCGAAGCGGGTGAAGGCGCGGCAGTTGGATATGTTCGCGGGTGGGGATTTGTTCGGTGGTGGTGTGGCGAAAGCCGACTGCCCCAGCGACAGGTTGTTTGACCTGGTGCTGGCGTACCCGGACGAGACGGAGGACGAGGCCCGCGAGCGTGAGGCGCGTGAGGCGCACATCAACACACTGTTTTAGGTCTATAACGAAAACACCCCACTCAGCGGCTTCTTGGTCGGGGCTTGCTGGTGGGGTGAAACGCTAGGTTTTTTGACAAACTAGAAAGGTGATTCGCAGATGTTAAACGAAACGACCTCAGATGTGATTGTATACGATGACCGGGTAGCGGGCAATGTGGCGACGTATGACCCGGATGCGCTGGGAGAACACTGGTTGACGTATTTCGATGCACAGGCGGCGGTGGATGAGGTGTTGGCGCACGTCGGGGCGTTGCCGGGGCAGCGGCGCAAGAGTAAGCACACGGAACGGGCGTACCGGGATGGGCTGGCGTACTTCCTCCAGTGGTGCGGGGCGGAGGTGGGGCGTGAGTTGGTGCTGATGCGCGGGCAGTGGTTTCGGATGCCCAGCCGGGCGACGGTGAAGGCGTTCATTGCGCATTTGTACGGTGAACGGAATCTGGCGGCATCGACGGTGAACGCGAAGTATCTGGCTCCCCTGCGGCATTTCCTGCGCGGGTTGAGCGGGCAGACGCCGATGCCGGGGAATGGCGGGGATATGATGTTGATTACGATGCTGAAGGACGAGTTCCGGGCGGCGCTGGCGGTGAAGGGGCCGTCCAGTGAGACGACGAGCAATCTGGCTCCGTTGTGGCGGGAAGGTACGCGGTTGACGGGGGCGCAGGTGAACGCGGTGCTGCGCTCGTTGGACCTGGGGACGCTGGACGGGATTCGCGATTATGCGTTGCTGAGTGTGGCGTTCTATACCGGGTTACGGCGGGCGGAGTTGGCGCAGATTACGCTGAACAGCATCCGGCAAGAGGGGGATGTGTGGGTGGTCGAAACGCTGGGCAAGCGGAGTAACACGGACCCGGTGACGCTGCCGGACGCGGCGCGGCGGCGGATTATGGATTGGGTGGCGGCGTATAATGAGGGGATGGCCGATGATGATCCGCGACGGATTGCGGGGGATGTTCCGGTATGGCAGTCGTTGCGGCATGGGGGGAATCGGAAGGCGGTAGGTGATTATCGGTTCGACCCCACGCGGGGGATGACGCCGGGATCAATCGGGGCGGTGATGACGCGGCGGGTCGAGGCGGTGTGTGATGTGGCGTTCAGCGCGCATGACGCTCGGCGGACGCTGGCGGCGCTGTTGCATCGGGAGGGGGCGCTGGTGAATGTGATTCAGAAGATTTTGCGGCATAAGGACGCGGCGGTAACGTTGAACTACATCGGGGAGCCGCCGGACTATGCGGCGACGGATGCGGGGGCATTTGTGAGTTTCGGTTAGACGGCGGACGGGGGGATTTGATGTAACAGACCTGTTGCGGCGGCGGCGGGTCTTTTTTGTGTATACTGTGGGTGTCTTATTTACTTGCAAGAGGAGTGTGTGATGTTGCGTGGATTGCGTGTGCTGATGGTGGTGTTGTTGCTGGTTGTTGTGGGGGTGATCGGGGCGCAGGATGTGGACGAGGGTATTGAGGCGTGTACGCCCCAACAACTGACGCAGGTGGCGGACGTGATGGGGCCGTTGCTGGGCGACATCTCCGAGATTGCGCTGAACGATGACACGTTCCGCGAGAAACAGGATTCGGTGGCGTTGTTGGCGCTGCAATGGCAGAACAATGAGCGTCCGCTTTTGCCGGACTGCGCGGCGGCCTGGCGGTTTTCTCGGATGGCGGATGATATGTTTTTTAACTTCATGGCCGGGCTGGTCTACTCGTATGATGATGAGTTGTCCGCGATGTTGATTACACGAGCGTCGGATAATATTGAGGAGATCACCGATTATGTTGCAGAGCTTGAAGCGCAGGTTGAGTAGTTAGCGGACAGGGCAAGCCGGGGGGATGACGATGTATGAGGTTGTGCAGTGGGGTGTGGGGTGGCTGGCGTTCGCGTTGGCGTGGGCGCTGGTCATTGGGGTGATTGTGATGGGGGTATTTGAGGACCACGAGTGACGATTTAGAAAGCGAGTTAGCAGCTATGCCAGAAACGTTGACTTTTTCGGTATCCATTGGAAACCTGGGCGCGTTGGTTGGATTGGACCGGGGCAAGACTGCGCGTGAAGTTGTCTCCACAGCGGCTCAAGTGTTGACGTGGGATCATGTCGGCGGGGGACGGTATGAGGCCAGCCATGCGGGGAAACGGTATTACGTCATCCTGGAAGCCGACGAGGTGACGCGGATGGTGGACGGTGATACCGTGACGATTTACCCTTTGAAGGACGCACCAGAGGGGGCGCATATTGAGCTAGCGCACCCACCATTAGCAATTGAAATTGCCTAAATCTGCGTTGTGGTATACTTGTTCTAATTGATGCAAGCGGGATTGTAGCAATATGAATGCGTATATCCGGGTGTTGAGGGGGGCAGATGATGTAATTGCTGCGAAGCGGCGGCGGGCTGAACAGTTTAAGCTGGCGCGTGAGGTTGGGAAGTATGGGGAGATGACGTTCCCGAAGCGAAAGACGGAACAATACGCCTGTTTGAGCATCCAGAATGGCCGGCTGATTTACGATAGCAGGGGCGGGGATTCGAGCGTGTATCGCAAGCCGGATGTGTGGGTGGATGTGCCGCGTTTGGTGTGCCGGAGTTGTGGTGAGGAGAAACCCGCGTCTACGGAATACTTTCCGCGAGATGCCCGGAACCGTTCGGGGTTTGACCGACGATGCCATTGTTGTGAGGCAAAACGGCAGCGTAAAATGCGGCGCGAAAATCGTACCGTAATGGTGGCGGTATAGATGCTATACTAGGGGTAGCGCGTGAAACATCGGTGGTGGCTCCCCCAGAATGACCGTCTTGCTCCGGCGGTCCCGGTGGTGTAGCGCGTGACGGTGTTCCGGCTGGCCTGGGCATCGTGTGGACATGGTGTTGGGAATCGCGATTCAACGTATAGACACAAGGCCCTGCGGGGCCTTTTTTGATTCAGGAGGACAGACCTATGGCAGACGTAAGTCAGACGGCGGCGAATGTGGCGATGGTGAGTGGCCCGGTGGGCAACGGGACGGCAGGCGGCACGATTACGGCGGGGATGCCGCTGTATAAGGATACGACGGACGGGAACGCGCTGAAGCCGGGCGATGCGAGTGCGGCGGCGAGTGCGGCGTTCGCGGGGATTGCGCTGAATGGTGCGGCGGACGGGCAGCCGGTGGCGTATGCGAAGCCGGGCGCGACGATCAACTGGGGTGCGACGCTGGCGAAGGGGACGCTGTATGTCATCAGCGCGACGGCTGGCGGTGTGGCTCCGGTGGCGGACTTGGCGAGTGGCGAATACATCACGGCGTTGGCGGTGGGTATTGGCACGGCGAACGCGAAGGTGATCGGCGTGGAGACGGGCGTCGCCGTCGATTAGTGCGGTAGGTGTCTGTAGTGTCCGGCTGAACCGGACAGAAACGGACGGAAATGGACGATTTACAGGGGTTATTGGCGAAACTGGACACCGATGAGGCTGATTTTGTGCTTGCCAGGAGCAAGGCGGACAGCATCAAGGCGGCGCTGGACGCTGTGGGTGTGAGCAGTAGCGCGTTTTACAAGCGATATGGCAAGGAACGGCGGGCTGAGTTAGAGGCGTTGGCGGAGCGTGTGCGTTTGGATCGGGCGGTGGCGGCTGAGATGCAGTTGCGGGCGGCGGCGGTGCAGGCGGTGAGCAAGCTCGTGAATCTGCTGAATGCTGGTGATGAGCGTGTGCAGTTCCAGGCGGCAAAGTTGATCGTTGAGCGGGTGATGGGCAAGACGCCGCAGTCGGTGGACGTGACAAGCGATGGGATGCCGGTGAAGGTGCTGGCCGGGTTGCCGGACCTCGCGGCGGCGTGGGGCGATGGCGACGAATGAGCAAGCCGATTTTGCGCCTAACTCACACTGGCAGCAACAGGCGTTTTATGACACGAGCTTAGTTCTGCTGATGGACGGTCCGGCGGGGTCTGGCAAGAGCCACATTGCGGCGCACAAGCTGGACACGATATGCAGGATGTATCCGGGTGTGACGGCTCTCGCCGTCCGCAAGACGCGCCAGAGTATGACGAACAGCACGTTGTTGTTCCTGGAGCATCAGGTGATTAAGGGCGCGGCGAAGCTCAATAAGTCGTCGATGCGTTGGGAGTATCCGAACGGGTCACTACTGGCGTATGGCGGTATGAAAGATGAGGGTCAGCGGCAAGCGATTCGGTCTATCGGGCTGGATGGTGGCGTTGATGTGGTGTGGATGGAAGAGGCGACGCTGTTCACGCTGGCGGACTTTGAGGAATTGTTGCCGCGACTGCGTGGACGAGCTGCACCGTTTAAGCAACTCATCCTGACGACGAACCCGGACAGTGATCGGCATTGGATTTACAAAAAGCTGATTAAGGGCCGGGAAGCAAGCCGATACGCCAGCCGGACGAGCGACAACACGGCGCTGGACGCGAGTTATGAGACGGTGATTCTGGCGCGGCTGACGGGCGTCCGAAAGAAGCGGCTGAAGGACGGTATATGGTCCGGGGCCGAGGGCGCGGTTTATGAGGACTATCGTTATGAGACGCACGTTATTGAGCCGTTCGAGATTCCGGCACACTGGCGACGTTACCGGGCGATTGACTTCGGGTTCACGAATCCGTTTGTGTGCCAGTGGTGGGCGGTGGACGAGGATGGGCGGATGTACCTGTATCGCGAGATTTATATGAGCCGCCGGATTGTGGCGGATCATGCGGAACAGATTAACGCGCTGAGTGCCGGTGAACGGATTGAGTACACGGTATCGGATCACGATGCAGAGGACCGGGCGACGTTGCACCGGGCGGGGATTCGGACACGTCCGGCATACAAGGCGCGTAAGGATGGGATTGAGGCGGCGCAACAGCGGTTCCGAATCCAAGAGGACGGCAGGCCGCGCATTTTCCTGTTTAACGATGCGCTGGTGGAAGTTGATGACCGGCTGGCGGACCAGAAGTTGCCGACCTGCACGATTGATGAGATTGCGGGATATGAGTGGCAACCGGACATCGACGGCAAGGCGAACAAAGAGGCTCCACAGGAACACGATGACCACGCAATGGATTCGATGCGGTACATGGTGGCCGCGTTGGACATTGCGGGTCCGGCGAAAGCGACAGTAAGGAAGGGGAACCCGTTCTTCGGGGGATGACATGCCAGGAACACTACGGGTTTATGATCCGACGGACGACACATTACAGGCGCAGGCGGACACGGAACGCCAGACCCGAATCAAGGCGATTGATTCGTGGTGGGATTGGCGTGAGGGCCGTCATCCGCAGACGCTCAAGACGTATCCGGGGCAGCGTGACGACAACGTGACGGTGAACCTCGTGGGTCAGATGATTGACGAGGTGGCGGATTTTGTCGGAATGCCGTCGGTGGCCGTCGCCGGGGATGCTGGCGATAACAACGTTTCTAGCGCGCTGGACGCGGTGCGGGATGAATCCGCATTTGAGGAACTGACGGGCGACCTGGTAGAGAGCGCGTTGACGACGGGACATGTGTTCGTGCGGTTGGTGGAGCCGGAGAACGACGAGCCGTTAAGCGCAGAGAATCCACCGACGATGGCGTTGTTGGATCCGCGTCATGTGACCGTGTTCTGGGATATGGAACGGTTCGGGTCGAAGAAGCGGGCGCTGTGGTATCAGTTGACCTGGGCGGCGGGAAAGTATCAGAAGCGACAAGACATTGTTCCGGCGGACCTGTTGCCGACTGAGGGCGAGGGATTTGCGGTGTTGTCGTGGCTGGGCGATCTGCCGACTGAAGGGTGGGCGATCATCGAATGGGTGAAGGATACGAGCGTGAAGGATGCCCAGTGGAAGCCAACGGCTATGGACCTGTGGCCGTGGGAGTTCGCGCCGATTGTGGATGGCAAGGCGCTACGGAAGCCGCACTCCTACTATGGCCGTTCGTTCGTGGATGGGGTGGATCACCTGAATGATGCGCTGAACTTCACGATGAGCAATATCGGGAAGATTCTGCGGTATCACGCGCATCCTAAGACGGTGATTGTGAACGCGACGTTGGAAGAACCGACGACGGGCGCTGACGAGTTGATTGAGATTCGGGGGACGGGGGACGCTCCGGCGCAGGTGTACAACGTGGAGATGAATAGCGACCTGGCGAGTTCGTTGGAGTACCAGCGGCGGCTGCGGGCGGCGACGTTTGCTGCGGGCCGGGTGGTTGATCCGCTGAGTGTGCATGACAAGGTTGGTCAGTTGACGAACTTTGGACTGCGGACGCTGTATAAGTCGATGCTGGACTTGTGCGACGCGGTCCAGGGACGGCTAGGGGCAGTGTTTGAGGAGGCGATGCGGCGGGCGCTGGCGATGATGGACTTTGAGGCGTCGGTACTGGCGACGTGGGACGATCCGCTACCGCTGAACCGCAACGAGGAACTTCAGGCGGCGCAGGTTGAGCACGGTCTGGGGCTGGTCAGCCGGGAAACGCTGGCGGGCGACCTGGGGCGTGATTGGGAGACGGAAGAACAGCGGATCGTGGACGAGAGCGCGGCGGCTGGTGAGGGTGTCGTGCGACAGTTGGAGTTGTTCGGTGAGCAGGGGTTAATCGCGTGATACCAGAGTTCCACAACGGCATGACGCTTTATGCACGTCAGTTGAATTTAATGCTGGGGGTATTGAATGAGGTTCTGACCGAAAGACTGTTGCCGCCAGTGCCGACTTACAAGAACGGTCAGCCACTCCCCAAAGAAGAGTGGGTGCTGTGGTATGACCGAATCAACGCCGCAGCCAAAGTTTTTGATGTTACGGTTTCGTGGTCATTCGACCCCAACACGTTTGAGAATGACATCACGCTCGTTACCGTGCCGATGCTGAACGAATATCGTCAAAATATTTTGGCGCTACACGAGGCAATCGCGTGATGTGGGCCATGACGGAATGGACCTGCCCGGTGTGTGGGCAACGGCAAGCGTCGGTGCATCCGGTGGATATGCTGTATGGGCAGTGTGCCGGGTGTGAACGGTTTGTGTCGAACGATGACAATCAGCATGTGCTGGCAGATTGGAGGCTGGTGGAGACATGGCGACCAACACCCCCGGAACCGCCACAACATCAGAACTAATCGTTGCGCGGGATGCGTGGCGGTTTGCGTTGGCGCGGGAAGAAGCGGCAGCGGCGGAACGCCTGAACCGGGCGTATGGTCGTTTTCTGGCGGCGATTGCTGAACCGCGTCAACGGTTCCTGCGGGATTACACGCGGCTGGGCGAGAACGGCGAACGGGTGCTGGTCGAGGACATTCGCCAGCTTTCGACGTTTAACCGGATGGTGCTGGCGATTGAGGCGGAGTTGAGAGACTTCGACATGATTATCCGGGCGCAGGCGGTGGATGTGACGGAGACGGCGATTGAGGCGGGGGCGGCGGCGGCGCGACAGATGACGCTGGCGAGTGCGGGCCAACTGGCGGGCGAGGTGGGGCAGGTGTTTATGCGCCCTGACCCGGCGGCAATCAAGCGGCTCGTTGATTACGCGGACAGCCCGGCGTTCCGGCAACGGTACGATGCGTTCGGGTCGTATCACGCGGAATTTGTGCGGGATAGCATCTTGTCGTTGACGGCGCAGGGCAAGAACTCGCGTGCCATAAGCGCATTTCTAGAGGGCTGGACGAACATGCCGCGTTCACAGGCTGAGAACCAAGTGCGGACGATGCAGGCGTATGCTTCTCGCCGAGCGGCCCACGCGAGTTACGCGGCGAACCGGGAGATTGTATCCGAGTGGATGTGGTACGCGGCGCTGGACGCCCGGACGTGTCCGAGTTGCATCAGCAAGCACGGCCAGCGGTACGGGCATGACGCGATATTGAACGATCATCACCGGGGGCGGTGTACGCCAGTGCCGGTGGTGCGGGGGGCGCGGTGGCCGGACACGGTGATAACGGGGCCGGATTGGTTCGCGACGCTGACGGACGAGGAACAACGACAGATTATGGGGCCGGGACGATTGGACGCGCTGAACCGGGGCGAGATTGCGTGGGGGGATATGAGCCAAGTTTACCGGGACCCGATTTATGGGGAGATGCAGCGGGTTCGTCCGTTGCGGGGCGGGTCTCGTGGTGGTGGTGCTCCTGGCGCTCCTGGCGCTCCTGGGGGCGGCGGTGGTCCGTTCCGGCCTGACGGTGGGGAGATTCTGACGACGAAGGGGTATCGGACGGACGATTCGGCGGCGTTTACGGAGATTCGGGATATGCGTGGGCTGACGGATTATCTTTTTGAGGCGGGAAATTCGCCGCGAGTGCAACACATGATGGAAACGGGGGCGCTGACGTTAGATGAGACGGCGCAATTCGTGTTGGATCGTCCGACGTTTAACGAGTACATGAAGCGGTACGTTAAGCAGTCGCAGAGTTCGTTTGAGAGCCGGGACCGTTTGGTGTCGATTGTGCAGGACCTGTTGCGGGATGAGCATAATGTGCGGGTTTCGGCGGAGGTGGCAGAACGGGCGCTGAACCAAGACGAGGCGATTCGGGCGGACGCGCTGTTGAAGCTGGCGGACGTGGGCGGGCATCGGCTGACGACGGCGCAGCGGCGGCGGTTGGAACGGGCGCGGGATGGTGAATACCTGGATATGGTGTTTGAGCGCACGGGGGACGCGGGGACGTTTGAGAACGCACGAGAACGGGCGCGGGAACGGTCTAGCGGCATCCGGCGGGACAGCGCGGAGTATAGGCGCTTGAAAGACGATTGGGACCGCCAGATGGGTGTCGGGCAGTATATGGACGAACAGACGGCGCGGATACTGCGAAAGGACCGGGAACGTCGTGGGAATCTCTGAGAGTGACCGGGATGGTGAGATTGTGGCGCAGACGGCAGTTGAGCCGCGTTGGTTCGGGGAGATTGTGGGGGTTACGGCGGACGGACGGCAGTATGCGGTGCGGTTGTTGAGCACGGATGCGGACGAGGTGGCGCTCATCGACGTGGATGCGGTGGACGCTTACGAGTGGAATCCAGCGGATTAGAAAGAAGGTTATTGATGGCTGACAAGACGAGCAAGACAAACTTAAAACCGCTGTTTTTGACCTGGCGCGAACTGCTGTTGGCGACGTATCCGTTGCATCAGATGCGTAAGGCGGACGTGGACCGGCTCCACGACGTATGGAAGAAGGGTGCGCCCTCGCCGGGGTCGATTGTGAGGAATCCGAAGGGATACGACGAGCGACTGGCGCAAGCCGGGAATTTTGAGGCGCGGTTGGTGTTTCCGAAGTTGCTGGTGAAGTGGGTGCTGGAGACGGCCAACGCGAAGGGGATGAATGTTACTGAACGTGATGTGCGCCGGATGTTCCGGGCGCAGGGAGTGAGGATGTGATGGTGGACGAAAACACGAGCGCACCGCAGGACGGGGCGAACGATGGTGGGCAGAACCCGCAACAGAACAACGATCAGCAGCAGACGTTTGACCGGGCGTATGTCGAGGAGCTGCGGCAAGAGAACGCACGGTATCGGACGGAACGGAACGAACTCCGGGAACGGTTGGAGGCGCTAGAGGCGCAGGATCAGCCGGAGGAAACGCCGGAACCGACACAGACGGCACAGCCTGACGCGGAACTGGCGGAACGGCTGGCGGCGTTGGAGGCGCAGATTGCGGAACGTGATGCTGCGCTGGAGCGTGAACGGCTGAACACGCAACGGGTGACGATTGCGGCGGAAATGGGGTTGCCTGCGGAACTGGCGGGACGGCTTCAGGGGGATGATGCGGACGCGCTACGGGCGGACGCAGAGGCGTTACTGGCGGTGATCGGTGGCGGCTCTAAGAACAACGACAACAACACGAACAACACGCGGCGCACGACTTCGGCGACGCCGGGCGGTCCTCCGGCAACGGAGACGATTGCAGAACGGCGGGCGGCTCGTCGTCGGCGCGGCGCGATTCAATAAACGAGGAGAGGGTGAGACATGGCTATCAGCAAAACATCAGACTTGAACAGTCTGTACAACGACATCTACGAGGAGAGCCTGTTCGTGCTGCGCGAACAAGCTCTGATGAGCAATATGGTGACGCCGTTCAACGCGACGGGCTATGCCGTCCGCACGGTGGGCATCTTCGGGCAGGCGACGGCGGTTGAGGTGGCGGAGGGCGAGGACTTCAGCAACCCGACGACGCTGAGCAAGTCCAGCAAGGCGACGTTCACGCCGAAGGAGGCGATGAGTCAGTACCTGCTGACGAACCGCATGGTGCAGACGGACGACGTGGACCAGATCATGGACGCGGCATCGGCTGAACTGGGCGGGGCGATTGCGGAAAAGGTCGATACGGACCTGCTGGCGGAGTTTGTGAACTTCGACGGGAGCCTGGGTT